AGCGCGGTGCCTTTGGTGAAGATGTCGGGGAACAGGTTCTTGGCTGCTTCGACGGCCGGCTGGCGTTGCGCGAGCCATTGCTGGCGCGCGGGTCCGTAAGTCGTGAGGACATCGTCTGCACGGATAAGGTAGTTTTTTACCTCGTCAGAATCGACGTAGACCTCAGTGCCGTCCGGTCGTTTGACCGTGGCGCCGTCCGTATTACGGAGCGCCCAGCGGCGGACTTCCTGCGCGGACTTGATTTTAGCCTCAAGCGCTTCCTGCGTATCGACATCAGCCAGCGGGTTCTCCGCGGAGGGCTGAAGGACGGGGCGGCTGGCTTCGTTGACCTGCGCCTCTAGTTCGGCGAGCTTGGTCTTGGCCTGCGCGTATTCGGTCTCCAGCGTCTGAGCCTTTTCGAGGGCTTCCTTTTTCTGGGCCGTCAGCTTGTCGATCCGCTTTTGGACTTTCTCCTGCGGAACTGGGGCGTCGTCGTCTTCGGACTCTTCGTCCTCGGACTCCTCCTTGGCATCTTCATCTTCGGACTCTTCCGCGGGCTTTTCGGCCTCGGATTCGTCCGACTCGTCATTGTCAGAGAGCTTTTCTTCTTCGGCGTCGGTCTTGGGATCAGCCGCTTCCGGTGCTGGTTGATCCAGTCCGACGAGCGCTTCGCTGATCGACATAACGTCGAAATCTTCCACATCTACGGCCGGAGCCGCGTTATCTGTCGCCATGAGCTTTACCTCTCAAGTAGGAACCAGGCAGAGCGTCTGCCAGTCCGATCAAACCGGTGTGCCATGCGGGCACGACTCAACTTTGATACATCAATTATCTCACACTGCTGTACAAATGTCCAGCATAAAAGTTGAGGGTTGAGAGATGAGGGTTGAGAGAGAGCGGGAAAGTCTCGTTATGCGATACTTCGATTGTGTCGCCGGGAGACATTTGGCAGGTGTGGCGTGGATAGGATCGGCTATAGTTCTGCACAAGTGATTGCACTTTCTGTCACCTTTTGTGTGTCGGATAACGATAGGTCGGCGCACGGCGACATGCCGGAATGCGGGCGAACGGCGACAGGGGTGGCTGACACGAATAGTGCCTACTTTTTGTGTCAGGAAAACGAATCGTTTTTCTGACAGAACCTCGAATAACAATCATTTCTCTTACAACAACCCTGCTTTTCTTTCTTGGCGCGTTACAAATACAGGGCTGTTTCTATAACGGCGTTCCCGAGCGGGTATACGCCAAAAGCGGCTACAGAGGCGCCGCCCATTTGTCGTCCCGCAAGGGTATAGATCGGGAACATGGCTTTACACTAAGCCGGTTAGTGTCGCGGGATGTTTACCTTGGCGGCGGCAGGTGAACCCTTGCTTCATTTATGGCCGATAGTTCAAACGTGGCTTGAACTACGGCGCAAAAACTACTCCAAGCGCGAGGCTTCGGTGCGGCGTTGCTCGAGGGTGTCCCACAGTTCCTGCAGCGCGTTGAGCTGGCCGGCGGCGTGGGCGAGGTAGCCGGGTTCTTTGGCGGTGGCCATGGTGGCGACCAAGGTGCGGATGTCGGAGATGCTGTCCTGCAACTCCAGCATGACGGCGAGGTAGGCGGGCGGCGCTTGGTCGCGGGAGAAGGCGAGGGCGCCTTCGCGGTCGAAGTCTTCGTTGACGGTGTAGAGGTCGGTGGGGATGGTTTTGGTTTTTTGCGTGAATAGCATAATTTTTAAGCTGTTTGTGTTTGGGGTTTGCGAATGGCGAATGCAGTCGATTGACTTGCTTAACTCGTCATTTGTGAAGATTTACGCATGTGAATTGGGGTTAATTCGTCACTTCTGACGCTTTAGATCCAAAACGGATACATGAGGTTGTTGGCGGCCACGACATGGGGTCCGCATTCGTGGCAAACGGGGCCGAGCTGTTCGTCAACTCCGTGGATGTCCTCAATACGAAGCTGCTTGGAACACACTCCGCAGCGCGGCGGCTCTTTGCTGCGGCCACGCCACGGGCGGGCGCGCGGCGGCGGCGGGACGATGCCGGATGGTGCCATCAGTAGCTTCCTCCTCCGGTTGATCGCAGGATGTCGCCTTCGACGTTGATGGCGTCGGAAAGGCAAACGTAGCGAAGCAAATCTACAAAATCTTTTGTCGCCCCTTTTTTTCCGTCCGCCGCGGTGTAAGTTTGTAGGGCGTAGATGACATTTTTGCAGTTCTCGCTGATGTAGAGCTTCGGCTGATTGCGCGAATCGACAGGCTTCTCGGGGTTGTATGACAGGGCGTCATTGATCATGCTCACGCCTTCATCAATGGAATCGCCCGGAGTTGCCGTGAAGAGCATGCCGAGGTCGGCCATCTCGTCGATGAGGGTCGTTGGGGATTCTTTGCCGAGGGTGCGGGCGTTGCCGTAGCGACTGTCCATCCAGCGCTCAAAGATTTCCTCGCCGCCTTCGACGCGCAGGATTTCGTCCTTGTAGCGCTCGAGGCCGAAGCCGAAGTCTTGCTGCGCGGGTCCGGGCTTGCCGTCGAGCTTCTTGCCATCGGGAAGCGCCCACTCGCCGGCATAACCAATGCCTTCGATGTAGGACGTTTGGTCGGGCCACTCGCGGTAGACAACGATGCGGCCGGACGTGTCATGCACCGTCCAAATCATCGCCCAGTTTTTGCCGCTCGCCGGATCGACCCAGTGGTAGCGCGTGCCTTGCGGGACATCCGAGGCGCGGATGACGTGGACCTTGGGATTGAACAGGGGGAAGCGGCCGCTGATGGCTTTGGTCGGGACGCCGTAAGCGCGGCAGAGGATTTTTTCTTTGGTCTCGCTCTGCAGCTCTTTCTTCATCCGCGACCAGCCGGCCCAGGGATTTGACTGCGTGTGGAAGTAGAGGATCGGGCGGCCTTTGGGATTGATCTGCTCGATGGGCACTTTGTCGTAGCCGGAGATCTCGCCTTTGTCGTTTTTGAGCGGGAGCAGCTCGGCGTCGGTGTCGGTGATGGTCTTGGCGCCGGACAAATAGTCGGCCACGGTCGGCGACCAGCCTTCGACCGGCGTAAAGGTCACGGCGAGTTTGCCATTTCGGTCTACGAGGCGGAAGCGGAGGGTTTCGAGGACATCAAGCGGAACCAGCTCGTCCGCCCAGGCGAAATCGATCTCGCCGCCCTCGAGCGTGGACGGATCTTGCGCGTAGTTTCGGAAAATGCAGATCGATTGGTTCGGTGCAACGAATTTTGCCTCGGTGAATCCACCTTTGACGCTGTAGGTGATGTTCGTGACCTGTCCCTTGCGCGCATTACGCCATTCCGGCGGCATATATTTCCAGACGCGGGGCTGCATTAGCTCAATGCTGTTTGGCGCGGTGGTCTGGAACAGCCACGCAACGGCTCCCGGCTTGGAATACATGATTTTGATCGCTTCCTTCGCCGCCCATTCCGTTTTTCCCGAGCGGTTGCCTCCAAGCACCAAGATCTCGCGGTGTTTTTCCAGCAGCTCAGACGCGCGTTTCCACACCGGCGGGATGTAGCCATAGCGGAACGGGTCTGATGCCTCGCGGGCGATCAGTTCTTCGCGCGTTTTTAAGTATTTCCAGCCTTCGTCCGGTCCCAGTTTCTCGAGCAAGTCGAGATCGACCTGCATGACGGGGTGCGGTGTGGGCTTGAAGCGTGTCTGGTGCTCGTTCACGAAATAGATCGGGCGCCGGCCGGTGCGTTTGCGCAACGCCAGCTTCCCCAAGCCGTTGGTTAAACCGGCGCGGCGCCCAAAATGTCCAAAGTCGGATTCTCCGCGGCAGCGAGTTGGTCGATGCGCGCAGTCAGCCACCGGCCGCTGTCTTCGCGGCAGACGGTGACGTAGTCGTTCTCCATGCCGCCCTGCGCAACAACGTAGAGCACGCGGCAGGTGCCGATGCCGTCTACCTCGACGCGGAAGTTTTGCGGGGGCCAAGAGATCATGGGAAGAGTGTGCAGGCGCCCCGCTCGTTTCGCTCGGCGGGGCTGGGCATAACGGAATGCTCCGCGGGACCACACCACATGGAATCCCGGCGAAAGCCCGATTGAGCCTGCAGGTTGAAAGTCATTTGGATTGTTTGCGCTTGCGCGCGGCGAAGGCGGCGGCGAGGGCGGGCAAATTGTTGCTGGCGCGGTCGCGGCCGACTTCGTTGTAAAGTTTGATAGCCTGCTTGAGCTTGGCCTTGATCTCTGGCGTGTCGGTGGGATGACTCGTCAGGTCGTACATGTCGCGGGGCTTAGTCATAGATGGTTACCCTCCACAGCCCGATTTGAGCCACCGCATAGCCCAACCAAATCAGACTATGCCAGTAGCGGTGCTGGATGAGGCCGAGGTCGATGGCAACGGCGAAGTAGATGAGGCCGACGAGGGCGATGAGGAGGCTGGATGTCATTGCTTGTTGAGCGCCTCTTTTAAGTCTTGTCGAGTGTAGTGCAGGTCGGCCAACAGCACCTCGTTGGATTCGCTCATTTCGTTGGCGATCCTTCTGGCCTCGCGCAGCTCCTGCTCAAGGCGCTCAATGTGCGCACACGCTGCGTCGATAGCTTCGCCGGCCTTTCCCGGCTGCGGCTGCGGGATGCTGTCATCGCCGCGGCGCCAGCGGTTAAAGGCGCGGAGGAAGGTGATGATTTCCGCCGTGGAGGTCATCGGCGCGCTTTGGCGGTCTTGGCGGATGCGCGGAAGGCTTTGGCGGTCGGAGCGCCGGCGGAACCGGGCTTGCGCATGCGTTCACCGCTTCCGGCGGCGATGCGGGCTTTTTTGGCGTGAATGTTGGCGTATAGTCCTTTTTTCATGGTTTGTTTTTTCGGATGGCTTCTCGGAAAAGGTATTGGATCAAGTAAGCGCCGGTTTCCTCGTCGCTGCTGGTGATGTGTTTTAGAAAATCCTGCACAACGTGATACAACTCATGGACGAGCGAGCCGGTGTCCGCGGCGTCTTCGATCCAAACGACCGCTTGGCTGCCGAGGCACATGGCCCAGGCGGCGTCTGAGTCGTCGGGCTGGTTGTCGGGGTCTTTGGGGTCGAGCTGGAGGATGTTCGCACACCGCCGGATCGCCGATAATTGCGGGGTTCCGCAATAGAACTCCACGACCAGACCAAAGGTCTGCTCTCGGACGACGAACCGGCGGGTGCGTTTCATTTAGGCGGCTTTTTTGAGGCGCAGGTTCGCGTAGTGGAGCGCGAGGCGAGCCTTGAAGTTTTCCCACAGCGGCTCCGCGGAGAAGATCCAGGACACCTCGAAGTCGTCCGGGGATTCTTTGCCGATGCGCACGATCCCGCGGCGCTGGACCTTCATGTCCGGGCGGTTCTCGTTCCAGAGTTGCTCGTAGCCGGCCAACTGGATCTTGTGCGCTGGGACGATGGCTTTGCTGGTCTTCCAGTCGAGCAACACGATCTTACCGTCGCGGTCGCGCGCGGGGGCGTCGATGGTGCCGCCGAAGAGGAACTCTTCGGAGACGAGCTGCACTTCGGGTTCGATGACGGTAAAGCCTTCGCTGTCCCACCACCGGCGGAAGTTGTTGTAGGCGATGGTCGCCTTCTCAACGTCTGCCGGTGAGAACTCGGAGAGGTCGGGTTCATGGTTGTGCAGGAAGCACTCGATCATAAAATGCGCCACGGTGCCGATGTCGGCGGCTTTATCGCGCACCTTCCGGTAGTCTTGGCCATCCATGCCGAGTTTCCACGCCCAGTGGATGAGTCCGCTGCTGTCCTCGCCGATTTTGGCGATGGTGCTGGCGCCCGGAACGTCGGTGCCGTCTTTCAACGGATACTTCTGGTGGGCGCGGGTCTTCTCGAGGCGTACGATTTTGCGTCCGTCCTCGGTGAAGCGATCCGGCTCAACGGGCTTGGCTTTCTTAGGGAGGGGACGTTTTGTCCCCTCCCTTTTGCGTGTGGTGTTTTTGGCTGGCATGGGGTTACCAGGTGATCTCTTCGTCGTCGGTGCCGGTCTTGCGTGCGGCGGGCTTGGCTTCGCTCACGTCGAAGCCGTAGGCCACGGCGCTGCCGCCGTCGCCCCAAGTGACAAGGTCATGCACCATGACAGCCTTGGGCTGCAGCGTGATGCCGGCGCCGAGCGTGCCGGTGTACCAGCAGTAAGGCACGACCGCGACCTGGATCTTGCTGCCGCCGCCGATGTTGTCGGTGATGATGTCGCCGGAGGCGTTGAAGAGCTTTGGTGCGCGGCTGTAGGTCTCGCCGGCTTTGTCTTTGCCCACAGCTTTGACCTTGAGTTTCAACTGGACGAGACCGTCGTTGTCTTCCCACGGTGCGGCGTGGAGCTTGAGCTTGTCCTTTTTCAGCTCGGCTTTCTTCTCGGCGACAAACGCGGAGAAAAGCTCCTCAGCTTGCTTGATGAACGGCTCGGCTTCCTCTGCGGTCAGCTCGAGGTTGACTTTGAACACTCCCATGTCGTCGAACTTGGTGTCGGGACGGTTGAGGTGAGGATAGCGGGCGATGCCCACGGGTGTGGTTAGGGTTTTTGAGGCCATGTTATGTGGTTGGTTGTTGGTTTTGTGTTGGGACTAAAAAATCGGAGCGGCGAAGGATGGTGAGGAAGTCAGTGGCGCGCAGCGTGATGAACCACTCCTCGCCGTTGCGCTTGTGGGCGACGACCGGGAAGAGCTTGGCCTTGGCATCGCGGATGGCTTGGGCCATCCAATCGCGGATCTTCACGACCTGGCAGAATTTCACCTCAAAGTGGAAATCTGGAAGGCAAGGGCAGACAACATCGGGCGAGTCGCCGAGGCCGCTGAACTGCTGGCCGCGGCGGATACCGGAGTCGCCAAAGGCTTCGCGCAACTCGTCGCGCCACATGCGCTCTCCGCGGGCGCCTTTTGCGCGACTATTCATTGATCGCCTCCCAAAGTTGTTTTGCCGGGGCGTAGACCGAGCCATCGCTGTCGCTGGTGCGTCCCGCGGGTGCTGTGCCCTCAAAGCGGGTGAGCGAGGGACGCCATGTGAGGTTGAGTGTGCCGGTGCGGCCCGCCCTATGTTTGGCAACGATCAGCTCGGCGTCTTGGACTTCCGGTTCCTCGTCTTGCACGGCGTAGTAGGCGGGACGGTGGATCAAGCAAACGATGTCGCTGTCCTGCTCGATGCTGCCGGATTCGCGGAGGTCGCTAAGTTTTGGGCGGTTGTCGCTGCGCTGTTCGGCCTGCCTGTTAACCTGGGCGGCGGCGACGACCGGAATGCCTAACTCCATCGACATGGCTTTGAGGCCGCGGGAGACGAAGCCGACTTCGTTTTCGCGGCTTTGGGCGCCGGAGTGACTGACGAGCTGCAGGTAGTCCACGAAGATGCACTTCACGCCCCAGCGGCGGACGGCGAGGCGGGCGCGGCCGCGGATATCCAAGAGGGTGAGGCCGCCGCGGTCGTCCACATAGAGGGGTTCTGTGGAAAATTGCGTGGCGGCGTCAAAAATGCGGTGCTTGATGCTGGCGGTGAGGAAGCCGTTGCGGATGATCTCGGTGTTGGTCTCGGCGCGGCCGAGGACTACGCGCGCAGCCAGTTCGTTGGCGGGCATCTCGAGGGAGAAGTAGACGACCGGCACGCCGCGGCGGGACATGTTGTCGGCCATGTTGAGCATCAGCGCGCTCTTACCCATGGCGGGACGACCGGCGATGATGGTGAGCTGGCCACCGCGGAGTCCGCCGGTGACTTGGTCGAAGTCGCGGATGCCGGTCTGCAGGCCGAGCTTTTTGCCGCCGGCCATGAGGCTCTCTAGCTCTTCGAGGAGACCGGGGACGATGGCGCTGGGTGCGCGCATGGAGTCGGTGGCGGTGGTGAGGGAGAGGCTGAGGACGGACTCGCCGGCTTGCTGGAGAACGCTGTCGGCGTCCGCGGCCATGTCTTGGGCGGCGGCTTGCATGGCGACGCTGGCGTCGATGATGCGGCGGCGGGCGTGGAGGTCGCGGAGGGTTTGCGCGTGATATTCGACCGCGGCGCTGCCTCCGGCGTAGTCGCCGAGCATCTCGGTGAGGGCACCGGCACCGCCAACGAAGTTGAGTTTGTGCTGCGCGTCGATGCGCTGGGTGACGGCGATGACGTTGGGCGTGCCGCCTTGACCGCGGACTTCGGCGATGGTCTCGTAGATGAGGCGATGCGCGGGCGTGTAGAAAAGGTCGGCGTGGATGCCGGAGACTTCGTCGCAAAGTTTGGGATCGGCCATGAGCGAACCGAGGACGGTGCGCTCGGTGGCGGGGCTTTGTGGGACGGTGCGTTTCATTTTAGGCGGCGCCTCCGTCGTCATTGTTCTCCAAGATCACTATGACAATGAACGTCAGGACGATCAGCACTAGGTAGGTGAGAATGATCGCGTTCATGGGCGCGGCGCTCCTTCTTGCGGCGATACAAATCGGCACGCCACTTGAGCCACTTGTCGGCGGCTTCGTCTACGGCAATAAGGTCTTCGGCAATGTGTGGCCATTGTTGTCGGAGGAGTCGTTTGGTTTCAGCATTCATAGGTCGCCGGTGGGTGCTGCAGTGTGGCGGCCTGCGTCATCTGTTGGCAGATGTTGGCATATGTAGGCATCGGGATCAAGGGTTTTTTTGGTTTCTTTGGCGAAAAAATGCGGTCGAAATTGGCGCGGTATTTGGCGCCGTTGACGGCCCGCGGAGCGTCGCCCTTTCCGGCGCTCATGTCGAAAAAACAGGGTTTTGTGTACACGTTGCGGAGGACATGTTTACGGCGTGTACATTTGCGGCGCTCATCGGATGCCGGTGGCCTCTTCGATGGCGTCATGCGCCTCGTTGGCGACTTCGTTGGACGGCTTGACGCAGCGGTTGATGACGCGGATGAGGCGATCGTTGGAGCGGATCAGCTCACGGACCTGCGACTCCAGCGAGGCGGTGTTGTCCGCGAAGTTGGAGCCGAAGCCGACCGAGCCGACAACCAAGTCGGGGATCATGGTGCTCATTACGCGGCCCTCCGTTGGCCGATGGCGGCGCGGCCGAAGAGCCATTCGCTGCGGCGGAAGTTGGCGCTGGCGATGAGGCCGCGCTTGGCGAGGAAGCGGTCGCAGGCTTTCTGCATGAGCAGGTGGTTGATCTGCGGGAGACCCGGAACGCCGCGCTCAAACTCGGTGATGCAGCCGTTTTTGAACTTCATTTGCGGGCCTCCTGCAGCTCGGTGGCGAGTTTGCGGACGAGGGCGCGCAGGGCCATGATGGTGGCGATGCTTTCGTCAGCGATGGCTTCGACGTATTCGACGTTGACGTTGTAGACGGTTTTCGGCGCCTTGGGGGCGCTCGCCTTTTTGGTGCCTTTGGCGGTTTTCATAAATATTTAAGGAGTATTAAGGATGGGGTGGGACATTTGCTGTCTTAGGGGTTTGATAGCAAATTGATAACTTAGGGGGGGGGGGCAATCAATTATTGGGTTTGGGTTAATGATTCTGCGACGGTGTTAAGCAAATCCCAGTTACCGGGTTTCCGGTGCTTATTTGGGTCGTAGCGGACGCTGACGCGGTTGCTGATGTCGTCGAAGGTCCAGAAGACAAATTGATTGAGGTCGGGTAGGTAGGCGGCGAGCACGTCGAAGTCGTGGATCTCGTAGGGACGGGCTTTCAGTCCGCCGGTGGCGCGCTTGACGGAGACGTGGTAGGCGCCGCGGTCGAGGGTGGCGGTCTTGACCTGGACGGCGATCGGGCGGACGCCGGCGCGGGTCAACATCACGTCGGTGGTCTGGGCGTGGCCGAAGGGCGTGAAGATCTCCCAGTCGTGGACTTGGGCGCCGACAATGAAGAGGGATTCGGAGATCTCTCCTTTGCGGCAGGCGGATAGGACGGCGCCGCCGGTGATGGGGGCGTGGATGCCGTCTTCGAGGGCGAATAGGGTGCTCATGGGTTAGGCTGCGTTTTCTTTGGCGAATTGCTCGCGCTGTTCGGCGAGGTGTTTTTCGAGGGCGGTTTGTTTGGGTTGGCCTTGCACAGGCAAAGGGATCGGCTGGCGCTGTTGGCGCAGCTTCTGCAGCTCGTCGGGGAAGACGACGCCGGAATAGTTGTTAACGATGGCGCGTTCCATCTTCTCGACCGCATCGCGCTCGTTGAACTCGGCTAATTGCTTGAGGAGTCGGCGGGCGCCAATCTCAGTGAGGGGCGATCGCTTCTGGCGCTTGTGCTCAATCAGATCAACCCAGACTGCGGCGAACCCTGGGCCGTGAGGCAGGGGCAAGGATGCTGGGTCGAATTTGGGAGCGGGGGCGCGTTTTGGTTTGGGTGCTTCCTTTTCCGAAGAAGAGGGTAGCGAAGGCGATGAAATCGCCGGAGCGGGCGCGTCAGCGCCTTTATTACGTTCCTTTATGTTCCTTATTGTTGGGGTCTCATTCTGACACCACTTGGGTCTCATTCTGACACTACTTGGGTCTCTTTCTGAGACCGGTCTCATTCTGAGACCCATCTCGGCGGACACACCGGGGATCTTCCAAATCGATGCCTCGGCGCCGTCTCCGGCCAGCTTGCGGTGGCCCTTTTCGACCATGATCAGCTCGCCGCGGTCTTGCAGGCGGCGAAGGCAGCGGGCGACCGTAGCGCGGGCGAGGCGGGTCTTTTCCTCGAGCTTGCCCCATGAACCGAAGCAGTTGCCCGCCTCATCGGCAAAGTCGGCCAAGGCCAGCAGGACAAGCCGGTCGGCGCCTTCCGCGGACGACTGCGTCCAGACGTAATTGGTGGCGGCTACGCTCATTTGCGCCACCGGTTGCGGCGGATGCCGTCGCGGTTCTCGAAGACGAGGCGACCCTCGGTGTCGGCTTTGACGTAAACGCACTTGATGCGCTCGCCGGCCGACCAGTCCGCGGCATTCTGCACTGAGCAGATCACCGGCTCCGACCAGTCCGGCACTGAGACGTAGAGGAGGCGGGTGTTGGGGATTTTCTTGGGGAGAACGGCGCCGGTGACCTGGTCGCCGGGTTGGTAGCCGACCTGTTTGGCGACAGTCTCGGCGAGCTGCTGGTCGGTGACTGGGGCGGCTTTGAGGATGGCTTCGGGCTTGGCTTCTGGAGTGGGCTTGGCGGGTTGACTGATGGGTTGGCTGATTGCTGACTTTGCTTTGGTGAGGATGTCTTTGATCATGCTGCTAGTTGCTCCTGTTGGATTTGCTGGTGTTGTTGTGCCTCGGGCCTTTGGGCCGCGATTTCCAAATACTCGGCGACCTCATTGAGCATCGGATCGCCGTTGTGATTGATGACGGTTGTGCGTCCGTCAAAAGACCAATGAATCCAAGGGCGGTCGTGCCACTTGTCTGGCCGGCACCTGCCAATCTCGATGAGCGCATTGCCGCCGTCCCAACAGATAATGCCATCCGGTATCTGGCGCCCCCTGCGGCCAGAGTTTAGCGTTCCCATAAGGGCATGGGTGAACATCTCGTCGATGCTCCCGCCGACCCTCATGTCTTCCCACACCTGTTGCAGCGTGTAGATGACCCAAGGGATGAGGTTAATCATTACCTCATGCAGTGGTCCGCCGTCTTTGCCGTAGCTCATGGTCGTGTTTTTATAAAAAATTTCGGGAGGCGCTATCGGTGGGGGGTATTAGAGA